ACCCACACCAGCAGCTGAGGAAAACCCTTGGCAGGACACAGAGATCAGTGTGGCTCCTGCTGAACTTAAACCTATCGCTGAACAGGTAAAAGAAACCATCGTCCGGCACAAAACAGAAACAGAGTATGATTTAGAAGGCTTGATGAATGACTTTCCAACTGCCACCGAATTGGAACGCTTTGTGTATGATCAAACCGGCTACACACTTAACCTTAAAGGTCGTGCGCAAAAGCTCAAGTACCAAGTGGCCATGGATGTACTCAACGGTGAAACAGTAGATGAGAAATTTACATCAGGTGACAACCCTTACATTGATCGCGCTGAACTGGTACCGGTAGAAGACCTTAAAGATCCTGCACCGCGTGATCCTTCACTGCCACCTGAATCAGAACTGCAGAATCAATTCTATAGTCCGTTCATTCCACATCCAGATCCAGAATATCGTGCCCGTAACAAAAAGGTCCATACTGTGTTTAAAAAGTACAAGAACGGTATGATCAGCTATGAAGTCATTGGTCCCATTGAACCCAAGGCCATTGGTGAAAAGATGGACAAGTTTGGCAAGATCCGTCCTGAACTAATGTCGTGGGTTGATCCGCGTACCGGCGAACAAGTTGTGGTGCGTCGTGATGGTACAACAACTCCACAGGGTCGTAACCTGCGTGCCTTGATGCAGAGAATGCGTGTGAACAATACCAACCATTGGGAAATGTGGGTCAACAGAGATTTTGTCAACATGGAAGGTGGCGAACTGCGTAACCCATGGGATGTAGAAGAATCCTGATGCGTGATAATGAAATCCATCAAGCTATAGAAGCTCGCCGTGCGCAGGATACCAAAATTGAACAAAAGATCAATGCCGCACACCGCGAAGCTTTCCACCAAAAGTTTCCAGGACAAGTAGAACATTGCATGCGCTTGGTAGCAGAACGCATGCAACAAGGTCTCCGCAAGGATAGTGAAATGCAACTAAGCGACTGCTCGGTCAAAGACTTGAGCTGGGCCTTGTTAAACTTATGGACCATACACCAAGACCTTAAGGATCAGTAATGCTGGATTCTGGCGTGTTGATGCGTCGTGCTGTGCGCTGGACCATGGAAACCAATGGCCTCACAGTGGAAAGCCTGGCACAGATGGATCACACCACTAAAGATCATTTTGAAGGTCTGGTCATTGCTGTAGCGGACGACATGCAGTATAATCAGCTAAAGTATTTTAGGCCGTTCGAACACCAAAGGAGATTTTTTGAAACATTTGATTCAGATCGTAGAGGAATACTTGCAGCCAATAGAATTGGCAAAACGGTATCCACATGCTATGAAACAGCTATGCACCTTTGTGGTATCTATCCTGATTGGTGGCGTGGTCATAGGTTTGATCATCCAATTACAGCCATGGTGGCCGGTGAAGGCTGGAGCCAAGTCGCAATGGTTCTACAAAATGAACTACTAGGCACACAGGATGTAAAGATACGCGATCAGTTGGGCACAGGTGCCATACCCAAAGATAGTATTATTGCGGAAACCATGCGGTCGGATGGTGCCAACTGTATGGGTGTAGAGATACACCATCCTCGGGGCAAGAGCTATCTCTTGTTTGCCAACTACACACAGGAAGTGCGTCAAATGCAGGGTTTCAAATTGGACCTGGCTGTGTTTGATGAACAACCTCCGGACGACTTCTTCAGTGAAATAGTAACTAGAACTGCCACAACACAAGGCAAGATCCTATGTAGTTTTACACCGTTAAAAGGTCTCAACGGCCTGGTTTCAAAGTTTTGGAATCGTGAAGCGGGCTATGATTTTATCCGTGTGGCCTGGTCGGATGTGCCTGAATATGATCCTTGGGGTGAACCGTTCCTACTTAAAGAAACCCGTGCTCAACTCGAGCGCGATTATTTGCCACACGAGCGTGAAGCCCGTATTGCTGGTAAACCTGTGATGGGTCAAGGTGCTGTGTTCCAAATCAGAACATGGCCCACATACCGTACAGGTGAATATGATTTTAGAGAAATCCCTGGCATACACAGAATCATTGCACTTGATTTGGGCTTGGTAAACGATCGCACAGTGATCAGTCTCATGTATTGGCATCCCAATGAACGCACAGCTTGGCTACACCGTCAGATCTGTGTGACCGGCATAGAAGAAGCTAACCCTACCAACTATGTCAATCATTTGATGAGACCCGAAGTGTTTGGTACGCCCATAGTGTTACCGCCAGATGCCGGCACAGCGGGTCGCTATACCATGAGTGCCCTGAGCATACGCGAACTGTTTGAACAGTATGAACTAAATGTGCATGCAAAACCCATTATGAATCCACCCGATGATCAAGGTCGTACAACCAATCACAAGGCCTATGGTATAAACCAAATGCGGCAAATGTTAGAAGCCGGCACCTTCCAGGTCAATGAAAACTGTGTGGATTTCTTGCGTGAAGCACAGAACTACTATGTGGATCCGCAGGGCCGTTTTAGTGATCCTGATGACTGTATAGACTCAGCCCGCTATGCCCTGTTGGGCTGTTTAAATTCAATAGCAGAACCCTGGGACAATCGTACACCGCGTGAGCGAATGGCTGCACAGCGTGGTCGTTATGTACAAAAATCCACACCCAATGCTGAATGGAAACGCACCTTTGACCCTAACAACTAATGCTAACTGACCCTGGATCTTTAAGACCGACTAAATAAACAATACAGGATCCTACCCACATGTTAGATATAAAAAACCGAGTTATCAGCCAGCTGAATCAAAACAATGCCACACTCAGTCGCTTTGTCAAACTCAAAAGTCAATTGGATACAAAATGCGCCGCTTACCTGCGCTATCTAGGAACAAAGAACGCTGTGAATCGTGCCAGCGATTATCATTATCTTTGTTTGGCAGTAAACGAATCAACAGCACCCGTAAACGGCATCGATTACATACACCCAGTGGTCAAACCCTGCGTGGATTATGTGACAGCAGTGATTTCAAAAGGTCTGGCACCACAGGGCGAAATCAACTTTGATTTTGTGCCCGATACCGAATCAGATGATACTGCAGCCCGCCAAGCTACAGAAATGGTCAGCAGGGTAATCAACGAAGAAAACGATCCACATTTTATCCTACAGCGTTGGATCATGGATGCTTGCATGCACAAGAATGGCATGCTGATGATTTTGCCCAAGCGTGAACAAATTGTACGCTATGTAGAATCAACCGGTACAAGTGATCAACTCAGAGCATTTGAAGCACAAGCAGAAGATTCTGGCCTTACAGTACTACGCCAAAGCCGTAGAAAACAAAGCGTGGACATGGCGCAGGTGCTTAAAGAAATAGAACAGTTCATGGCCGACATGCCCGAAGCAGATCGTCAGGCCACTGTACAAAATCACATTGAAGCTGCACAAACAATGGCATCAGGAGCCGCAGAAGAATTTGCTCCAGAAGAAGCCAACACAGAATTAGAAACCGGTGAAGATGCCATCAGCGAAGCCATAGCTCGCAATACTGTTTACACGGCCAAGTACAAACTGACCGGATGGAGTCTGCATGTCAAATTCCGTAATATTGCCCAGCATTATTGGATATGCGACCCAACTGTTCAGGAAATGAAAGACCAAGTGTTCTGTGGATTTTACGATCCCATGAGCATACAAGAAGCTGTGCAGTTGTATCCACAGTTGAATGATCATATGGATGAGTTTATTGAACATGCTGAATACAATCAAAACGGCGCTTACCAAGCAGGTAGTGTTCTTAATAATTTGGCTATCCACGCCCGTGACAGTGTTCCTGTTATGGGTATTCCAGTAGAATCTGGTGTGGGTGCAGATCCTTACAGCCGACAGATCACAATACTTACTGTATGGGATCGTTATGACATAGATGGTGATGGCGAACTAGAACTGATTGAAATAATATTTTCTGGTAGCTATATTTTAAGCGCCAAAGAAGTGGAATTTATTCCAGTGGCCAACATGTGTCCAAAACCCTTGCCCGGCAACTTCTACGGTATGAGTATTGCAGAGTCAGTTATACCCATGCAGGAATACATGACTTCAGGCCACCGCAGTGAAATCCTCCTGGGCCTGTTGACAGCTACTCCACGCTTGGGTGTCAAACCTGACAAGGTCGACTTTGAAATGCTACAAGATGGCGAAGCCGCTATCTTTATCCTGGATCCCAAGTTTGATCCTGCGACCGATGTGTATCCACTGCCACCTCCTGCTGGTAACCTGGGCTTTATAGACAATGCAATGACCCGTATGCAATCGGATACGCAGGCCATTATTGGTATGACTACTCCTCAAGATGTGTTTAATCCCGAAGTAATGGCCGCTGGTAATTCAGGTGCCAAGCTACAAATGGCATTAGGACCCAATCAAATCATCCAAGACAATGCTGTGCGTAACTCAGCGGATGGCCTTAAAGAAGCCATTTGGTTGGTCTGGCGTACCTTGATACAGTATGGTGATGATTACAGTGTCAAAAAGCTGGCAGCCATGTATCACCCAGATTCAAAACCCATATTTTTAGACTATCAAGCCTGGGATGACATGAACTTTTGTGATCGCAAGTTAATGCATATTGAATTGGCACTTGGTATGATGAGTGAAGAAAATCAATTACAGCGTCAACAGATCATTAACCAAAGCCAAACACAATTGTATACACAAGTGCAGGGCATGGTTGGTGCTGGCACGCTGACACCCGAAATTTACAAAAAGATCAAAAAGCCATTTGCGGATACTCTTTATGTGTTGGGTGTAAAAGACTGTGATACATACTTGCCCACCGAAGAAGAAATCGTAAAAATGATCGAACAAGGCAAGGCCGCTGCAAGTGCCAAAGAACCTACACCAGCTGAGAAGAAAGATCTGTCAGTGGCAGAACTCAATGCCGCCAAGGCCACACAGGTCAAGGCAGAAATGTCAGGACAGGATGCTGAAAGCCAGTTGGATTTTATGGCCATGGCACAGGGCAACCCCAAGGTTTATAACTGATGTTGACACCAGAAACCATTGATGCGTTTAACACACGCTTGACTGTGAATCTAAACACAATCAAGTCCATGCGACCTGCACAGCTGGACCAGGTCAAAAGTCAAGGGTCTAATGCAGAAGCATTACTGACCAATCGTGACTTGGCCATGTTTGTACATCAGTACAAGTTTGAATTATTAGATACCCTTAGTGCCATCACTGGGTATACAGAAGAAAATAACAATCAGCGAGTGGCCGTTTCCAACCAACTCGCTGGTATTGACGGTTTTGTAGCATCGCTCCAGCGAGCGGTGTATATGAAAAATCGCGTGGTAACGATTCAACAATCACCCGCGCCTAACTTAAAAGGAACAGAAGTCTTATGATAGACAATATCACGCCTAACGACATACCAGTCGCGGCCACTGAAAACACTGCGGTGCTTGGATTAGACCAAATAGCAGCGAAAATGAACGCTATGAAAGAAATGACATTGCGTAACCAGATCCGTGCTACTGATTCGCCCGTGACAGGTGAGGATGCTGAGGCAAATGCAGAATCCCCTGTGGCACCAGAAGGCAGCGATGCCCAGCCAGAAGTTGCAATACCGGAAACAGATGATTTAGACAGCAATGCAGAACCAGAAGTCCCTGACAGCGAAGCAGCTGAGGTAAACTCTGAGGACGCAAACTCTAGCCAAGATGAACTTATTGATTTTATTGAATTCGCAGAAACTAATCCGAACGCCAAGTTCAAGTTTATGCGCAACGGTAAAGAAGTGGTCATCGATGCCAAGAAAGCTGCCAGTATCCTAGGTCAAGGTGGAGCAATACACGAAGAAGCAAGACAGTTAAAAATTGATCGTAGTGATTTTGAGGAATATTCAAAAGGCACTAGAGAGCGTCAAGAAGGATTACTCTTGGCCATGGAATTTACTGTGCAACCCAAGTTACAAACAGCCTATGATGAAATTGTTAAAACACAAAATTATCAAACCACATTCCAACAACAGTTGGCTCAAACACAGGATCCAGGTCAACAGGCCCGTATCCAAGCTAGTATGGCTCAGAACGAGCGATACATCCAGCAACAGAGTCAAATCATACATCAGTTAAAACCTGCTGTAGATCAGTTCAAGGATATCCGCAGGCAACAGGTAGCTGAAGTCCTGGATAGAAACCGTAAGGCATTCACCGACAAAGAATTGAAAAACGAATATGTTTACAATGAACTGCGTGAAAAAATTACCAAAATCTGGCCAGAAGCACAGGGTGAAATCATGCCGGGAATAAAGAACCTGGACCTGATCAGCAGCGATGAAAAGCTATTGGCCCTGGTCCGTGATGGTCTCAAGTTCCGTGATCGTTCAACTACCAAACAGGCCGGCAGCTCAATTGCTGCACTGACTGGTCGTAAACAATCTACTCCCAACACTCGCGGTCAAGAAGATAACCTGAATCAACTTCGTGAACGAGCCAAGGGCGGTGATAAAAAAGCCGCAGACAACCTACTCATGCAACAGCTCAGTAAAATACGAGCCGCACGAGGGGGTCGTTGAGATTTAGCCCAATAATATTCTAGGAGAATAACATGGCAGAAATTACAACAAGTCAAATTGGTAACGGCACTACAGCGTACGGCGCTGATATCGTTGTCAAAGACTTAGACTTAGATGTATCCAATCGCGTTAAAGATGACACACCTGTGTTGAACATGTGTATGACCAAAAAGCGTAAAGTAAATTCAACTTTACCTTTATGGACAGATGACATCTATCGCTTACCTGATGTTCAAGCATGGCAAGAAGGCGCTCCTGTGTCTACTTCAAATGCAGAAAGCAACAGTCGTTACAACTTGGCCAACTACACACAGATTTTTGCAACAACAGTTGCAGCAAGTGGAACAGCTAGAGCAGTAATGCAGTCCGGTGGTGATCCACAGGCTTACCAAGAAGTCAAACAGCTGATCGAACTCATGTTCGATGTAGAACAACAGTTGGTTCGTAATGACCAAATTGGTACACAGTACGGTGGTCAAGCTGGTACAGCAACCAGTGGCTATGGTAACACAGCACAGTACACTGGTCGTCGTATGGGAAGTTTGAGTTCTTTCGCAGGAACACAAAGTTT